CACGATGTTAGAAATCCAATTGGATACAACGTTGATGTATTGAACTCATATACTTTAAATGCAGCAAAAGCTGGACTACCTTTTACAACAATAGGTGATATGAATAGAATTATGTCTGTTGGTCTAGCAGAAGCAACCGCATCAATTGGGGAGGCAGCTGGAATTAATTTAACTCATGGAAGAAACGCAAAGTTAACAACGGAAACAGGATTATCATTCTTTAAAATGCAGAATGTAACAAGAATGGGAACCGTCACTGCCGATACGTTAAATCCACTTAAAGCTCCTTCGAAAGTAATGGCAAACTTTTCTTCAATGTTTGAAGTAGGGGAAAGTGCAATAACAGGAAGGCAAACTTTAAGCGTAAGAGCTTTTGAAGGAATGGATAATTTAAGCGGAGACATAATGTCTACCGACTTAAATAGGTTTACATTGAGCTTTGTTTCTGGATCAGGAGAAGGCGTTGACCCAATGCCATCAAGAGTTAACTTGGTTTATAAGGTGCAAGCAGAAACGGCACAAGAAGAGTCTAGAGCACTTGCTGATTATATGTTAAAAAATGCAAGCGAGTTTCAAGATCAAATGAGGCAAGTAGCTGGCCAAGATACAAAAATGAAAACATATATAGATGAACTGATTCAGTTTACAACTATGCCAGAAGATGGAGAAATGAAAGGTAGAGTTTCTGCTCGTTTAGCAGAACAGATAAGGGAAACGGGAGTTATCTTTGGCTATGTAGAAGGTGATCCAGCCGATGCTGTTTATAAAGCTGTTCGAAGAAGCGGAATAGACATGGTTGAAAACGATGTCAGAATGGCAAATATGTCAATGAGAATAGCTCACGCAGATACTGGCTCAGGTACTTTAACCTTATCTGCTATTTCTGATTCCACTGCAGATGATATTGTTGGTAGAACTTCTCAAGTTGCACAAGAAGAGACTTTTGCTGCTTTAGATAAATCTAGAGAATTAAATGAATTATTTACTGATAGTGGAAAAAAGAGAAGGGCAAGGCGAGTGGTAACAGCTGCTCAAAACTCAGCTGCTACTGATGAAGCTATTGATTTAAGTAAAAGACCAGCTATGGACTTTTCTACCAGGATGACAGATTTTTATATAGCCAATAAACCTAAAATAGGTTTTGCAGCATTAGGGCTTGCTGTGGCTGGAGTTGGTTACTATATAGCCAAGGATAGAAGAGAACAAAGGCTTTACGAAGAAACAAGAGAAGTTCAAGATTTTGAGCCTGCCAGCCCAAGAACAATGAAACCCACCTTCAATGCGATGTCCAGTCCACAAAGTACTAGAAGAGATCCATTGGTAACAGCTGGAGTTGTTGGAAATCTTGATAGAAATAAAATAGGACACAGTAGAATGGGTCCAAATAAATACAATCACTTATACGGGAATTAAATAATATGCGTGGAAAATTAGCTAGCTTAGGAACAAAGGTAATGCCCCATGGTAGAGGTGTTGGTTTAGCTATGGGTGGAATTTTTGCTGCTGGTCTTGTTGGAAATTCTGCAAGATCTTTTTTAGATCTAGGTAACGAAGCTGCATTTGGAGACGAAAATGCAGACAGGTACTTTTTAGGAGAAAGAGGCCTTAGTCCTGGTACAGTTTTAGATTCAACTTTTGGTTCTGGAATGGCAGCTGGTGGAACAATTGCAGGAGGTGCACTAGGTGCTGCAGGTGGAGCAGCTGCTGGAATTGGCGCATCAAAAATGCTCAAAGAAGCAAAGTTTGCAAATGATATAAATATTCCTAAGAAATTTGCTGATGATATACCATTAATTGGCGGTAAAAATGTTCCACTAGGTGGAAAAACTTTATTTAAAGGCGGAGTAACCACTAAGGCTAGAGGATTGGGTTTAATAGGAGCAGCTGTTGGTGGAGCTGTTGGTGCATCAGCGTTTGTTTCTAGTCATATAAATAGAAATAGAGAATTCTTTCAGTCCAACCCATATAGCAGAGGCTCTGCAATGCAAGCCTCATCAACAGGTGCATATGGAGACATAGTTCTCGGAATGCATAATACGAGGAGAGGGTAATGGATCCAGATCAGGTTAACGAATTAGGTGGAGGAGATGTTCCATTAGCTTTTAGAATGATGGAAAACGTACCCGGAATCGCCGCATCTTTGGGGTTTGCACAATTCAGAGGTTCTAATACTTTAATGCGCGGTGGTTTTATGGACAACCGCAGAAGAGGTCCAGGAAAACTTGGTGGATTTACTAGGAGTGGAGAACTAGTTCAACCAAAAGCATCTGCATACTATGGTTCAAGTGCCAGAAGAGCCAGGTTGGCACAAGCTGCTGGAACTCCTGAAGGAAAAATGGCACTTGGCAAAGGGTCAAGAGTTAATCATTTAACTGCAAGGCCAAGAGCTTTAACTAGATTTAACTCTTTAGCTATGTTCAATGCGGCAGAAAACACCGCTCACTATTCACCGTTTCAATTTGTGTCAAAAGTTGCTGGAAATAGAGCTATAAAAAATGAAGCTTTTAAAAAGGCTGTTTATGGTGCAGCTGGTCCGGCAGAAGGTGAGCAAGTATTCCAGCGTGGCATGGTATCAATGATTACTGCTGGCAGAAGAACTGACATTCTAGAAAGAAAAGCAGCAGCAGGTTCCGGTAGAGCAGCTGCTAAATTAGCTACTGCACAAGAACAAGTTAGAAGATTGGGTATGATGAATAACCCAACAACTAATTTAACAAGAACAGTTAGTGGTGGTCAATTTGGTAGAATTCTTCCCAGAAGTGCAAATCAAGGAATAGTTTTAAGAGCTGGACAAACTGCAACAATTTCATCTGGAACAATTGGATTTAATCAAATAGCAGACGATGCGCTAAGAGGTGGAAATAAAGTTGGTTTAACTGGAAACTTAATGGCATCTGCTGGTGGAACGCAGGGTTCAAGATTTGTTCAAGGTTACTTTAGGGGAGCTCTTGGACATATGGATGCTGGCGGTTTAACTGACGATGCAATGAGAGGTGCACAAAAAGCAGTAAGTCATCTTGGTATGGCTTTGGAAAAACAGGGACTAACAAGAAGTGGTCAAGCTGTAGCAGGTAGAGCTTTCAAAGAGGGCGTAGTTAAAACCATTGGACTTAAAAGGACAATGCAAGTAGCTGGAACAAAGTATGGAGCAATGGCGCTTGGTGCTAGATACGGAGCAATGGCAATACCTGGATTAAACCTTCTTGCTACAGCATCACTTGTTTATGACCTTGGAAAAATGGGTGGAGAATTAGTTAAAAGTGGCGTTAACTTAGCAAAAGATGCTGTAAAATCTATGAAAGGCTCAATTGATAAACCAATGTTTGGGATGGGCTATAAAGATAATGAAGTAGCTGCTACTTCAAGGGCTAGAGGTGTCATGGCAATTCAAAACTCAAGACTAAACGCTAGAAGCATGCTTGGTTCCGAAGGCTCTATGATGGCAGCACATTTTGGATAATTATGAGTTTATTAGATACAGCTAAAGATTTTAGAAAAAAAATAGAACAACTTCCAAGAGAAGATATTCTTGAAATCTTGCGTATGCAAGATCCTGAAATTATTAAGCAGATAAATAGAATTGAATGGGTATTTCAAAATAAACTTCAACATCTTAGTTGGAAAGATGGAACTCCCGTAACATCAAGACCTTTGACTAATTATGAATTATCATTGTTAGTAGACGAGCCTTTTGAATTAAGTAAAGAGCTTTTGTCAATGGGAATTACTGGAGAACAGCAAAGACAAGTTCATTTAGCTAAAGATCCATGCGTATGGGGTAAGAACTTCCTTGGAGCAGAAACTAGAGTTTATCAAACCCTTATTCTTCGAGATCCAGCATTAAGAAAAGTTTTACGTGCAGGTCGTCGTCTTGGTAAGACATTCAGTATGGCTTTATATTTGATTCATTATAGCTATACACATAAAGACGGAAGATGCCTAGTTATTGCACCTATGAAGACTCAGGTAGAACTTATTTATCAAGAGATATTAAGACTAGCATCTAAAAATGAAATAGTTATGAATTCAATAACTAGAAAAATTACTTCTCCTCAATTTATGATCCAATTTTCCAATGGGTCAACAATTAGATTCTTTACTTCAGGTATGAGATCTGGTGGAAAATCAGACGTAGCTCGTGGTCAGGAAGCACATGTTATTGTTCTTGACGAAATGGACTACATGCACGCAGACGACCTTGACGCTCTGTACGCAATGCTTCAGAAGACGGCAGAAGATCAACCAGATAAAGTTCTTATTGGAGCGTCTACCCCAACTGGTAGAAGAGAAAGATTTTGGGAATGGTGTACATCTAATACTAGATTTAAAGAGTTTTGGTTCCCATCTTATTGCAACCCATTCTTCAGTAAAGATCAAGAAGAAGAATTTAGAGAAGAATATTCCGAATCTGGATATAGGCATGAAATAGAGGCAGACTGGGGAGAAGACGCCGAGGGTGTTTATCCTAGAAAGTTTGTTGATAAATCATTTATGGATCCAGGTTGGAATTATGAAGCTGAAATAACATCAGCTAGAAACTTTTATACAATTGGTGTTGACTGGGATAAATACGGAGCCGGCACAAATATAGTTGTTTTAGAAATGTGTAATGAAAATTACGAAGATCAAAGGCTAGCTGGAAAAGCTAGAGTTTGTTACAGGGAAGAAATTCCAAAATCAGAATTTACTCTAACAAAAGGTGTTAATAGAATTGTAGAGTTAAACGACATCTTTCAGCCAAAACACATATATGTTGACAGAGGTTTTGGCGAGGTTCAGGTAGAACTTCTTCATAAATACGGTGTGGAAAATCCATCTTCAAAACTAAGAGAAAGAGTTAGAGGCGTTAGTTTTGGTGAGACGATAGAAGTCAGGGACCCTTACACTAAACTTCCAATTAAAAAAGAAATCAAACCCTACATGGTTGATAACCTAAGGCAGTATCTAGAAAAAGAAGCAATAGCTTTTTCTACTTTAGATGAAGAATTATATATACAATTAATTTCTTATGTTGTTGTGAAAACTACTTCAACTGGAAGGCCAGTTTTTGAAGCCGGCGGTTCAGCCGTAGATCACGCACATGATGCTTTAATTCTTGCATTGTTGGCCATAACAGAAAATTATGGAGCGTTACATAAAATGAACTTTGCTGCTAAAGCAGGAACCTTCTCTAACACCTTCTTTATGCCTAAAAAAGCAGAAGATGAAGATGGGGAAGAAAAACCCGCAGTAATAACAAGAGATACTCTTAAGTCCACTAGTGCTACAACTGGAAAGACAAGAATTAGAAGAGGAA